TTTAGCGTGATATTCTTTCTGTCTTTTATTAAATGTTTCTCTTGTTTCAAATCCTTTACTCATATTTATGTTGTTATATTAGGTTGATAATGCTTTGTGTCGGGCTTCGTGTTTTCTTTTATTCGCTTCGTGATGAGCTTGACTTCTTTTTTCCATTTCAGGTGTATCAAGTTTTCCATTATGCGATGTAGTTCCGCCCATTCTATTACTTGCCCTTAATGCTTTTACTTTTCTACTTTTATCAAAAGGGTCTTGGACTTTAAGATATGTTGTCATTTTATAAATTCGGCATTTGAGAATTATCTTTCATTCCTACCTGTGCAAGTGACGAGCTTTCAGGTGGTTCTGATAATGAGGGATTTTGTTCCCCGCCTTGATTAGGCATTTGACCCATTGGTGCTTGTTGTTGCATTTGTGCTTGCTGTTCGGGATTAGGTGATAAGTAGTTTTGGATATATTGAGCTGGGTTTGTTTTAAATATCATTAACCTTAGTGCAGTTTCTTGTGGGTCTGGGTTGTCTATGTCTTCCAAATAAGTAAGAGGGTCGCTTGCACCTGCTTGGAATAGTTCTGTTGCCATATTTTGCTGGCTTATCTCGTCTTTTGGTTTCATTGAATTTGGAGATACGTTCACAATAAAGCGTCTCTCTTCGTCTTGCATTTGTAGTTGAATATAAGATACCGCAGCACCATTACCCATAACAGCAGCAAAGTGAGGTTCGTCGTAGAATACATAATACATTTGGGTTAGCTTATTAAAGAAGTTGGCGGCCACTTGTTCTAGGGCTTCGCCTACACCTCCGCCTATTCGGGAACTATCACGATTAGTATTGATTACCATTCCGTGAGCTGTTTGGTCTGTGTCTGGTGCATCTGCTGATAGTCCCTGTGTGCCGTATACGCTCATTAGAGCGTTTTGAGCATTCTCTTGTGAGGTAAATATACCACTAGGTAAATCATTAGCTGGAATACGCTTTATAGCCCCTTCCACGTTGCCGTCTGGCACTAAGATAAAGCCCTCTTCATAAAAGCTCTGCACGGCTTGACTAGCTGTTTCTTGGTTGAACGATACGCCTGATATTGCGACAGCATTGTTAGCACTCTTTAAGTTTCGGTCTATCTGTTCATCACGAACATTGATTTGGTCTTGGTTGCTGATGTTCTGTTCTATTAAGTTAGTGATGTCGTGCGGTTGTTCTTGCAAAGAGAAGATAGAGAGGAAAGTGTAAGGCATTTTTGGCTTCGCAAAATGATTATGACCTTTCAATGTTTCCTCTCCTTCCTCACTTTCTTCAGTTGATGTGCCTTTAGTATCGTAGTTGAAAAATTCATTCTTGTGTTTGTCTAACACTTTGTCGTAAAAAGTAGTAAAGCAATACTCATCAGTCCACCATTCAGTGCGGACTACTTTCGTGCCTACTTTGTTTTTAACTTTGTCTAAAATATACGTTTTATGTTCGGGGAAAGTATCAATAAGTTTCTGGGCTGTGGTTTCTATTTTCTCGCCTATCCAACCCACGAAGTCGCCATATTCATCTACATAGCCTGTCGGTTCAAATAGAAAGTTCTGAGGATTTCTAACTTCTACTGTGATATCCTTAGTGGTTTCATCCCAGCCGTATTTTAAAATAGCTGTGAAGTAAACACCCCAATGCCAAACCATAATACCTAGTTTCTTTCTAAGTAAGAAGTTCTCAGCGTGGAATTGAAGCATAGTCTTTAGTCCCTTACTTGCTTCTTTGCCTTGTGGCGTATTATCGCTAAAGACTACTGGTTCAGGGTTCTTAGCTAATGCTTGTGGCACAAATGTAGCTGTGCTTTGAAAGAGTAAGTTCTTTGATACTGGCACCATTCGTCTGGTGTTACCAAACTGCATACCGAGAAGATATTCTTTGTTCTTTTTCTGGCGTGCTACTATCTTGGGGCTATACCCAGCATAATCACTTTCGTATTGTTTCTTCAAGTCTAAAAGTTCCTCATCAGATAGGTCTAAGGATAGTTCGTCTTGATAGTCGCCTACTATTCCCTCTTCGTCAGAGTTGCCAGTATAAACCTTGTTAGTTTTAGAGCTAACTAGGTCGTCTACTGCACTGATATTTCGTTGGAAATTATCTTCATCCATTTAATCTTTTTTATAAAACTTTCCACCTTTAGCGACATCTTCTTTATAATATCCTTTGCGTGTATGCAAAACTTCTCTCATACTTTCTAGGGTATCTTTTTTACCAGCATATCCTTTCAATTCTTTACCTGATAAATGTTTCAATGCCTTACTTCTTGCTGTTGTTGCCATATAAATTATGCTCTTAGAGCTTTACTTTTAGCTGATAATGCTTTGGATTTGGAATATTTAGCTTCTTGATTTGTTTGCTTATGCCATTTATTAAAACTTTTTTCAAAATCATTTTTAGGTTTAGAATATGCTGAATATGGTTCACTTATTTTCTTTGTCATATAAATAAAAAAACGGAACGAGTTTTTGGCTCGCCCGTCTATTGGTTAGACTAGGTTTTTAATAAATATATTATACCACAACCAAATTATATTTTGCAAGTAAAGCAATAGATGTGGATAACTCAGAGATATACCTATAAGGTTTGTCTATGGCTCACTCCAGTACATTTAAGTTAGCTCTGACCTTGTACAGCCCTTATCGGGAGGTGCTAACGACCATAAAAACAAACCTTATAGAAATACCTATGGAATTGTATTTAACTCGCATATTCTAAAATTCTTCTCAACCTTGACATTGCTTATCTTTCCTTGTCCGTCAAAGTCTATTTTTACACTCCCATATACCACATCAAATACTCCAAGAGCTTCAAGGGCTTTCATCATAGCCCACATTTTAGCTTCTTTGCCCTGAAGAATAATCGTTGTGTTCATCAGAAATCATTATTATCACTTCCTGTTGAATAAAAGGACTTGAATTGTCTAGCTGGAATAGTTCCGTTTGCCATTGAGCCACGAACTACGCCTGCTAGGAAGTTATCCTTTTTAGGGATAATCTGTGCTAAATCCTCGCCAAACCTGTCTAGCCCGACTAACGCATAAATGTCTGACATGAAAAAGTGGTCCGGTCCTTTCCTCTTCCAAACCCACTTCCAACCATACTGCGGGTCGTTCTCCTCGCCTATAAACTCTTTTACTCGATAGATATTTAAAGCGTGGCTAAAAAATGGCTTCCAATCCTCGTAAGTTCCGTTATATACCATTCGCTTTTCGTTTATCTGGTCTACCGCTAATTGTATCACTCGGTTTCTATCTATCAATACTTTGCCGTATTCTTCATCCTCTCCCCAACGGATAAGCTGTTTGTTGCGGGTTTCTTTTACTGACCAGATTAAAAATACTCGCCCCGGATATTTCTGTTGTAGTTTACGAACACCGATTAAATCCCCGCCTTGGTCGGCTAACAATATCCAGTTCTTGTTATCTCTTAAATGTTTGTCTATCTCATCATAAGGGTCATAGTTCGGGTCTTTCTTTTCTTGGGGAGACATACAATAGCCAAAGTAAAATGCACCTTGTTTGTTTCGTATTGTGTAATGAAGATTATATGAAGTATCTAGCCCGATTATTGCTCTGCCCTCTTGGGTATTCACCATATCAGATAAGCAGTTCTTTAATGCTCTTTCGCTTAGAGCGTCGTTTGGATTTACATAAGGAAGTCCAGCCACGAAATTATAGAAGTATTCAGGACTGCCTCGCTTCTTTTCCGCTATGTAAGTCGCTTTAATATTCGGATTGAGCCATAGAGGAATCCAATAGCCTGACCATTTACCGTCTGCTGTCTTTACCCATTCACCCATTCGCCTTTCCTCGTTAGTTATTTCCTTTTTACACTTAGGACAGCGATACGTTTCAGTTACATAATCAACACAGGTTTCGTCTAGCGGATAAGTCTCACCGCATGAATGTTTGATGTACCATATCTTCTTATCGCTCATAGCCCAAAATCTATCTACGCCGAAGTCCGGTATTGTTGGGTTAGAAAACAGCCATTTCCAACCATACTCGGAGTGCTGTAAGCGTGAATCATAAGTCTCCAATATGCTTTGAGGGCTTTTATCAAACTCATCACCGATTAGAATATCGAGCGACAACATGATAGCTGATAGGTCTGTCTGCGAGCCAAGATAGTGGATAAAGTTCTCGCCTATTTGCTTTTGAGTAATGCTGTCTTTATCCTTCATCCATTGCTGAATGATAGGATTCTGTTGAGCCATTGGATTAACCTTTGAGCCAACAAACTTCTGCACCATTTCTACTGTGGGCAAAACGTAGCCAACATTAAGTCGTCTATTCTTGCATAGCCAGATAGTCTTTAGGATAGCCATTGTGCTGAATCCTATTTGTCCCGCTTTCAAGCAAACCAAGTAAGGAGAAGTATCTCTGTAAATATCAAATAAGTATCTGTGTGTAGTGAAATCTAATGGCTTGCCATTTTCTGTCTTGATAGCGTTCTCTTGAATCCAGCTATGGATTGATACTTTTGATAGGAGCATTTTTTTTATACCATTTATTTAAAGCTATTTTAAGTCGCCTACTTCCTGGCTTAAATCTATAACCAAAGAAATAACACCACTTTAATTTAGGTCTAGATTTTAGTAAGTTTTTTCTCATAATGTTCCTTTTAATTTCTCTTCAAACTCATCTACCACTTTTGCTACTGCTGGAGTAAATTCTATCTTCTCTCCTTTGGTTGTTATGTCTGTTTTAGTATCGGGGTTTCCTTCAGACATTTTCCATATCTCGCTTTTATGTATTCCATTTAAAAAGTCTTCTCTTTCGTCTTCTGTCATTGTGAGAAGTTTATTTCTAGCCCATTCTTTTAAAGATTGACCCTTCGGGCGTCCAGATGGATTCCCAGTCTGTCCTTTCTTATATTGAAATGGAGCAAGCCATTGAGCTTTCTTTTCTTTTTCTGCTTCCAAAATATCGTGTTCAGAAATGCTGTTATTATGCTGTTCCTGAGTATTTTCATTCATTTATATATTATACCAGTCCATATATCTTTAGTAAAGCCTTGTTCTCTTCTTCTCCTAGTGGACTAGCGTCAGTAAAGAATTGATAACTCTCTGTATCTTTTAAGAATTGTAAATCTAGTGAAGCGTTGCGGTCTGTTGTGCCTAAGTGATATCTTATTTCCTTACACTTCAGTATACGTAGGATAGCTAAGTCGTTTTTTATTTTGTTTTCCAAATTTGTTGCCATAATAGTTTTGGTTCCTTAATTGCTTTCATTACATAAAACTTTATAATAAATGTCAAGGGCGGGACGACCATTTTATGACTTCGCCTTATCATAAACTCTGCCTTTTTAGCACAACTTCTACATATCTTCTTTTCACTATGAATTGTTTTTATTTCAGGTATGAATGGGAAGTGTAATGTCCTTATTCTAGGATAGAAACTTAACTTTTTGCATTGTGAGCATTTTTTAAACATTTTAAAAATTCATTCGTTGTCTTCCTAATATCTCCAACTGCAAATCTTCTGTCGTTCTCTTTGGTAAATCTATGAAGGTGTTAGTGGTTATGGCTCTTAGTGCTATGTGAATTGCGTTTTTAATGGCGTTCTTTTGGACTATTGCCGAGTCTACAATTCCTTCATCAAACATATCAACTACTTTTCCTGTCTTAACATTTATTCCTTCGCTCATACTCGTAAATCCTATAAACTTATCTAATCCTGCATTTAACTTAATTTGCTGAAATGGAGCGTCTAAAACTTTTTTCATTAAAGTAGTTAAACCTGCTTTTTGTGGAAGCATAGGAATTATGTTTGATAAGCATATACCTCCGCCCGCTACAATTCCATACTGCAAAGCTAATTGTGAGCTATGAATTGCGTCAAGAGCTTTTAGGCGTAAGAGTGATAACTCACCCTCATTTACCGCCCCAAGTTTAATTTTAGCTGTCTTAGTAGTAAGCCAAAATACTCGCCTTAAACTATCCTCATCACCTTTTGCTTTCAAATCAGCTATGTGTTCGGTTAAATCTATACTTGGATTAAGCACAATTTCTTCTTTTTCTATCTCTATTCTATCACAAGTTCCCAAGTCATCAAAGGTTAAATTCTTAAAGGTTTTACCTGTGGCATCTTCAATTATCGTTGCACCTGTGGCTTTGGCGAAGTCCTCAAACACCATATCTTTAAAGATAATTGGGGCTTTGATTACGCAGATATTTAATACTTTGGCTTTGTGAGTAGCGATTAACTTTCGCACCATTTCGTTGTCCATATCGGAAGCAAAGATAATCAAATCCTTTTTACCTGTAGCTACCATTTTTTCTATTAAAGGTGTTATATCAGTTTCGTTGATTTTGTTCTTCGTTACTAAAATAGTTGGCTTTTCATAAATAGCTTTGACTTCTCGCCTGCCTTCTTTGACAGCTTGCTCATCGTGAACAAAAGCGGGGGCAACAAATCCTGTATTAGTGAAGTGAACGCCATTAGTGTAAATCACCTCGTCATCAAATGTGCCAGAGCTTTCAATGTGGTTAATGATACATTCCGCACCTTGTTTCTTATACACATCGCCTATTAGTTTACCTAGTCGGACGCTATCACTAGCAGTTCGAGCTACAGCTTCCACTTCGTCTACTGTGATAGGTCTAGTCTGTTCGTCTATCTTTTGCTCTATAAAAGGTAAAAGTTCAGTTAATTCCTTTTCCCAATCTATGTTTTTATCTTGGCAGTTTTGCACACCTTGCAGTATCTCGTCGGTTAAAATACACATAGTTGTTCTACCGTCCTTGCTACGCTTGTTCATGGAATCGGTAGCGTCTTTCATCATATCTACAGCTAGACTTTCTAGTGGGTCTTCACATTTAATGGCCTGAATTATAGAGAAAGCGTCTTTGGTTTGGAGATAAAACGGATAAAATTCCTGTTTGATGATGGCGTTTTTGCCTCGTCCGCCTAAAGTTCCCTCAACAGCTTTTCTGCAAATATTCACGCCATTTGCGATGCCCCGGCTAGCGTTTGAAAATATATTGGTTTTTGTTGTAGTAATCATTTTGCTATAAAAATTAAAATTATAAAAAATAGAAATGCTAATCCAGCACAAAATCCGTGAATAAAATAATCTTTAGAAGAATAAATATTATTATAGAAGTATCTTTTTTCTTTTATATTTTTCATTGTTTTCTAAAGTTAGGATATTCCCGATAAAATAAACTATGAAGTGGAAATAAGGCGTTTCGTATATGGTGTGCTAAGTAGATGTTATTTTCTGTCGTGCCATTGATTATCTTAAAGTAAACTTGCTTGCCACATAATTCACAAGTTTCTTGCACATAATCTCTGTCTTGACCTGTAATTTCAAAGCGATGATACCAGCCGTCTTTACACTCACTATTTTTCCATTCATCTAATCGCATAAAGTTCCGAGTAAAAATGGCGAGCTTTCTAAAATGAAATGAACTTTTTCACCATCTATCTCAGGGGATTTTAAACCCCACATCTCATAAATAATAGTATCACCGACCTTTATTTTTTTTACATCTTCACCAACAGCTACAACTTCGCCATAAAGACATAAACTTTTATTGTCAGAAACTAGAATTTGTTTCTTTTCGGTAGGTTTTACGATTAGATTTTCTCCAAAAGGTTTTATATTCATAATTATTCTTTAAGTATATCTTCTACTTCCTCATCAACCGACATTAGTTTTCTTTTAATAATCTTCGCCATTTGTGGTTTTGGTTTTTCGGGAATTGGAATTATAGGTTCGCCTGTAATGGGATTAAGTGTTTGGTAATGTCCATTAGGAAAAAGCTCAATTCCCCCTAAATTCCAAATATTATAAAGTCTTTTCAGGATTTTCATCTGTGTTTGGTTGCGAAATAAACGGACTAATAGTTGGAGTTGTTGAACTTAATTCAGGATTTTTATCTGTCATATCTGTTTCTTCTACATCTGTTATTTTAGGTGCTTCAGGTTCACTTGTATCAGGAACTTCTACTTTCTTTTGTAATAGAAAACTAGGTTCATCTGCGAATACATTTTTTACACTTCCGTCTTCTAGCTTAACTCCTATTGGAACTTTTACTATATTTACCGTGAGATTAAGAGACAAGTCTTTAAGTAACTTCTCTAAACCTGTTTTAAATGCTAATTGGTCTTCGGTTGTTGCTTCTTCTAATTTAATCATTTTATTTATATGTTAATCCTATTAAAACTAATAATATCCCGACCGCTAAATATAATACTATTCGTGCCTTTTTCTTATCTATAACTATATCTCCTTCGAGCCAGTTTTTCATAAGTTTTCCTTGATAGTTCATTTTATGTTTAAATTATACTACTTTTTTCCTTTTTGGGCAAACTTTATGCTTCCAGTTATACTTAGCGTAAAGATTTTTAACATTGTGAAGTTTTATAGCGTGGTCTAGGTTGTATATTACTTTTTCGCACTTCTCGCAACGTTCTTTCATATACATTGTTATTAACTTTGTAATAAAACTACTTTATTCTTTTAATGGTTAATTGATAATGTGCTGGGAGTAGGAGTCGCACCTACGGAAGAATCAGTTAAGCAGTTTTACAGACTGCCCTCGCCCTCTACGAGATTACCCCAGCTTTGCTTATTCTACATTCTAATTATTTTTTGTTAAAGAACTTAGACCGAGGCTTATAGGTTTTACTCTATAAGCACCCGTTTAAATTCTCTAACCTACGACCTTTAATTGATAAATTGGTTGTCTATTTACAAATCTATTGACTTTGCTCGTAAATAAAAGTTCCGCCGACTTCTTTACACTTTATTTCACGGTCA